AGCCGATGTCTCGTCTACTCCAGAAATGGGATGGTATCCTGTCGTCCTCTGCTCGAGGATGAAGGGATTTTCAATTTGTCGTCCGGCACTCGTTTTCTTCGCCGCCTCGGCTACCGCATCACGCAACCTTTCAACGGACTGAACACCCGTTAGCCTGATGCGCCACGGAGAATACCATGGCGCAGTTACAACTCATCAAGCAGTCCTCAGGAATCCTGATCCCCGCCACGCCGGAGACCAGCGAATTACTGCAATCATAAATCAAGCTTGGCGCCGTGCTGGTGGCCGAGTTCAAACAGGTCCGTAACGCGGCGTTTCACCGTCGCTTCTTCGCGCTGCTTAATATCGGCTTCGAATACTGGGAGCCAACCGGTGGGGCCATCTCATCCAACGAACGTAAGCTGGTGACCGGCTACGCCAAATTCCTGGCATCCTTCGGCGGGAGCGAAACCGCGCTGCTGGATGCGGCTGAACAGTATCTCGATCGCATCGTCGACAAGCGCACTGGAAGCATCAGCGCCTGTAAGTCTATCGACGCTTATCGCGCCTGGGTAACAATTCAATCCGGCCATTACGACGCCATACAACTGCCAGACGGCACACTCCGCAAGCACCCCGCAGCATTGCCTTCGCCAACATGGACGAAACCGAGTTTCAGCAGCTGTATAAGGCCGCGCTTGATGTTCTCTGGCGCTGGATATTATCCAGAGCATTCAGAGACCAGCGCGAGGCCGAAAACGCCGCTGCGCAGCTCATGAGCGTAGCAGGGTGATGGCGATGAAAGAATTGTGGTTCCAGCATACTGAATGTACCACCGCACAGGCCGAACAGCTGCTGGCGGATTACCGGCGCCGCGGCGTTAAAGCTGAGCGCAGCCTGAATCCCGATTACATCACCTGGACCGTTAGCGCCCGGTTGCCAGAAGCCATGCGGCAAGAACGCACGCCGCGGACATTTTGCCAAAAGGGCTGGGGGTGATTATGGCTAAGAAACCCCGCCGTAAGTGCGCAAACCAGAACTGCCGCGAATGGTTCCACCTGGCTCGCGAGCGCCAGGTAGTCTGCTGCTACGAGTGCGCTACTGCCGTTGCCAAAGCACAAACCGCAAAGAATCGCGCTGAGGCTTTGCGTGCTGAAAAGAAGCGCCAGCGCGAAGAGGAGAAAGCGCTGAGGGCTCAGCAGGCCAAACGCCGCCAGGCAGTCAAACCGCTTAATTACTTCATCAGGCACGCCCAGCAGGCGTTCAACGAATTCATCCGGTTCCGGGATCGCCACTTGCCGTGCGTCAACTGCGGCCGCCACCATGACGGGCAGTATCACGCCGGGCACTTCCGCACGACCGGTGCGAATCCGGAGCTGCGCTTTAACGAAGACAACTGCCATAAACAGTGTTCGGTATGTAATAATCACCTCTCCGGCAACCTGACGGCCTACCGTCCGAGGCTGATCGCCAAAATCGGCCAGGCCCGCTTTGATGCCCTGATGGGCCCACACGTATTACCGAAATGGAAGCGCGACGACTACATCCGGATCCGCGATGAATACCGCGCCAAGCTCAAAGCACTGAAGCAGCAGGAGCCAGCATGAAACCAGAACTAATCGAATCGCATCGCATGCGCTGGCTGCGCCTCCGCATTTATCGCCGCCCGGGCACGGTGCTGGTGGACTATCGCATCCTTCGTAACTTTATCCGCATTTACCTGATGGCAGGAGCAGCAGCATGATTCACGCAGAAGAAGTTGGCAAAGCAGGGGAGCATGCGCGCCTGGCACGCTGGAGAGCGTCTGGATCCAGGGAAAGCTGCGCATGTGGGGGCAATGGTCCTATATCGGCGGAGGTAGTGCCGGGAATATGTTCCATCAGCTGCTGACCAGCAAAACGGTAAGCAAGACCGCAATCAATGAAGCCCTGCGGCGCATGAAGAAGGCCGGTATATCTAAGCCGGAGCTGGAAGAGTTCCACCATGAAATGCTCAGTGGCAAAAACAAAAGCGGTTTGGCATTTTGCTCCGATGAGGAGGGGCTGAAAATTGATGGTGTGATCGGCGCTGTGCTGGTCAACCCTGGCTATGCTGGCCTGTTCGGCATACTGGCGCAGCGCTACCGCTGGCGGAAGAGCAAACGGCAGATGGCCGAAGGGCTGCAGGAACAGCACCTGGACTGGAGTTATATGACGTGTCGCCGCCGGATCGATATGTGGTTAAGTCTCGCCGATTCGATGCTTTACAGGCCAATGTGTGACACGTTCGGCACAAATAGCGAAAGATTTTCCTTGCAAAGTGAGCCATCTGGTGATTGAGTTGTGATAGGCTCGGGACGCTAAAGCGAACTGAGCAGCAAACATAAAAGAAGCCCGCTATTGAGTGGTTTTTTTTATTTCTAATGCAGGTTGTCAGTTACACAAACCGCTTGGTTTTTTAAGGGGTCCGCATTCTCCGAAATCCTGCATTACGTATCCTTTTGACTTCATGCAGTTCTCGATCTTTTTAGTTCTGGCAGTGAGCTGCTCTATCGTCTCGCCGGGCTTCAGGCAGTTGCGACAAAATTTTTTATCCCATGAATTAAGCGAAAATTTCCTGTCAACGCCGCACTCGTATAAATCGTTCCGGCGAGTCTGCACATCTGTGTGACCCATAGTCTGTGGCTTTTGGAATGTCTGAACATATGGGAAGGAGGTGTAATTACTTGAGTCCATATCTGCGACAACACAACCGGATAAGCCAATACAACAAATCAGGCTGAGACTCCTTATCCTTTGCATCGTTTTTATCTCTCCAGAATTGCGTATTAAAACTCCCCGCGACCCGGCTTTTATCGGGCGTCCCTATTTATAGCACACAGCACCCCGAAACCAATCGGAGGTGAGAGCATGTTACGCATGGAAAAATTAACCACTGGTATCGCCTATGGAGCATCAGTAACCAACGCTGGTTACTGGAGCCTCCAACTGCTCGATCAGGTATCACCATCGCAGTGGGCGGCCATTGGTGTACTCGGCTGCCTGGTCTTCGGGCTGCTGACTTATCTGACGAATTTGTACTTCAAAATCAAAGAGGTCCGGCGCAAAGCCGCCAGGGGGTAATAGTGGCAGACAGATCAAAGCTAAGCGCCGCGATACTGGGGCTGGTCCTCGCTGGTGCGTCAGCTTCCGCAATCCTCGATCAGTTCCTGTACGAGAAGGAAGGCAACAGCCAGAACGCCTACCGTGACGGCTCCAGCATCTGGACTATTTGCCGTGGCGCCACGCTGGTGGATGGTAAACCGGTTCGGCAGGGTATAAAACTGACCCAGGCTAAATGTGACCAGGTCAATGCAGCTGAGCGTAATAGAGCGCTGGCCTGGGTAGATCGTAATATCCACGTGCAGCTGACTGAACCACAGAAGGCCGGAATCGCCTCGTTCTGCCCCTACAACATCGGGCCGGGTAAGTGCTTCCCCTCTACGTTTTACCAGCGCATCAATGCTGGTGACCGTAAAGGGGCATGTGAAGCAATCCGCTGGTGGATCCGTGACGGTGGCAAAGACTGCCGATTAACGAAGGGCCAAATGAACGTCTGTTACGGGCAGGTTGAGAGGCGCGATCAAGAGAGCGCGTTAAATTGTTTGGGGATAGACAAGTGAGCCGATTCGCAGGTATCACCTGCGCTGCGATCATCATAGTCTTCAGTGCGATGGGATGGGCCATAAGCTACTACCGTGACAATGCCATCACTTACAAAGAGCAGCGCGACAAGGCAACTGAGAATCTCAGCCTTGCGAACGATACCATTGACGACATGAAGGTGCGCCAGCGTGATGTGGCCGCACTGGATGCCAGATACATGAAGGATTTAGCCGATGCGAAAAAGCAGCTTGATGATCTGCAGCGTTGCGTTAGCAATGGCAAGTGTGGGCTGCGCGTCAACGCCAAATGTCCCGCGAACGGAACGACCAGCACCGGCGGCATGGGCGATGCGTCCAGCCCCCGACTTACTCGCTCCGCTGAACGGGATTATTTCACCCTCAGAGAGCGAATCGTCACAGTGACGAAACAGGTTGGATATTTGCAGGAATACATCAAAGAGCAGTGTCTTAGATAGGCAGATTTCATGCGAATAATCTAGATAACTTAAAATTTAGCAATGGCGCTTCGAAGCCTTTTTTCTTCCGCTTCATTAAGCTTCGTATTATTCACTGCTTGTTTTATGAGCGATTCTTTACTGCTGCTAAGTGTGGTAAACAGATAGTCGCCCTCAGTAGTATAAAAATTCACCATATAAAGCGAAGATGAAATAGAGTATTGATATTGTATTGAGTAGGAATAGTTGATAAGGATTTTATTCATCTGCCGTGTTCCAGAGCAATAACCATGGCACATATTGAAATACGCTAAAGGGTTACGATAAAACATTACCGCCAAAACTGGTAGGAATAATCCTAAAGAGTTGCGATTGAAAGTGTCCTCTGAATAATGGACGCAAAATTGTTATGGAAAACGCTTCATGAGAACTTGTCTTGGTATCCTTTCAGTTCTGGCTGCAATCATTTCAAATGCTTCGGCTGCTTCTCTCCAGCGGGAATACAACACATGGTATTCGGATGGGGTAGTGCTTTACGATATGACTCAGACCTCACATGATCTTCCTGTGATGGTCAGCATCGCTCATCAAGGTCATCCGGGTGCCAACATGGTTGTTTCATATATAGCTGAAGGTGTATGCGATACGCCTGCAAAAGCTTTCAATGTGAATGGTCAGGATGTTCCTGCCACCTACAAGTGTGTGAACATAGGAAGCAACCAAAAGATAGAGCATTTTGCAGTCACCGATGCAGAGCGTGTGAATGGGATGGTGCAGCATCTGAAATCAGATTTTACGCTCGTGATGCAACATGACATTAAGGTGTGGGCTGCTAACATTAAGAGTCCGAAGTACGGCATTGCCCCCAAATTCTTATAGCCTTGAAGAACAGCATTCTGGCGGTTTTTCCTCATCTAAATCAATACCGGGCTTACTTTAATCGTCCTTTGAACTTAGTGAGGGGCATTGGTATGAGTATGCTTCCCGAGCTATAGGTCATACTGGCACCTTTCGTCATATCGCACGAACTTGCGCTAACATTAGCCTGCGTTAATCATAGCAAGGGTAATATCATGTTTAAGTTTTTCAGCCGTGGGACATCAGCAGCGAAACTCAAAAAGCACATGGCCCACTGGGTAGAAGTGATGGGCATCACCTTTAGGGATGCTCTGTCGGGGCAGTATATCGACCAGAAATCTCTCGACAGGGTAAGCGTAATCATTATCGGCGCAGCGATCACCAGTGCAAATGCAAGCAGTCCACGTGTAATGTCATGCCTGGTAAAGACAGCAGTCAGTGTTGGCATGACTGAGGAAGAGATTAAACACTTACCTTATTCCATTGCAGCCATAATTAACGGCTTTAACGGCATCACACCTGCAGAGAGCAAGATAGGCTTTTTTGGCCAAATCTCGCCTGGATACTCTTTCTCAGTGAATGATACGGGATGGTTTGATACCAATATCAGAATCATAGCAGAGCAGTTAAACAGCGAGCTTCGTGGAGCAATTAAAACACTGCAAGGCTAGTGAAATAGGGGTTCCGAGGATGGTTGCTTCTAATAAGTAATTAATGGTCCGACGACTTGTTGCAGATACACATCTTCAACGCGGTAGAGTTAGCGCAATTTTAGTAGGAAAGAGAATGCTTAGATGTTGATCCAGCAAGTAGCCATTACTAAGCTCATCTGCTGGTGGGCTTGATAATGGGTAGTTATTGACTCCTATAAATTTTGGTAAATAGAAATAATCTCAGGTAGGTGCTAAAAAATATCTCGATAAAACAACAATGAGATGAAGCATGAAAATCTTGGGATTGGATGAGCACAGAACAAAACGTGGAAGTGGTGCATTAAAGTTCTTTGAGCTGGAGCGTGTACCAAGCAGTGACTGGGTAAAGATATTCGAAAGCCTGTTCACAAAAAGTGTTGATAAGGCGTGGGTTGAGGGGTATTGCATAGTAACGAACTGCCCAAGCAGTGACATAGCTGAAAGGCTAGTGCAGTTACAATCAAAGTGTGAAGAAGCAAACACAATATTCAGAACTAAGAACTCAACTCTTTGAACAGTAATCGCCGCCTACGGGCGGTTTATTATTGCCATTACAACGCTCATCTACCGGTGGACATTGATAATGCCTCTAGCTGCAGGTTTGCATTAGGAGTAAATGGCTGGGGTTTTTAGTCTACGTTTAAGGCTTACAACTATGAGCGAGGCTGAATTATGCAAAGCGATAAAGAGGAATACCTTAAGCAGGCGTTACTGGTAGTCCTGTCTCTTAATGAGGACTCAGGTCTGAGCCTGGATGGGGTTGTGAATGACGTACGCCGGGAAATGAGTAAGGGCGGAAAGTACAACCATTACTGTCCAGATGGTGCTGAAGAAGTATGTGGCATCGTTAAAAAGTCAGTAGAAGAGGTCAAAGCTAAACGCCAAAAGCGCTGACGTTAAGCAATCAGTTCGCTTCCTCATTTACAGGAAAAGAATATCCTCGGATGATATCCCTGATAAGCTGTTGCCAAGTTCAACGGCTAATGAGGCAAAACGGTGATTGGAATTTTGAAACGTGGTCCCGCTGCAGTTAAAGTTAAAAATCATGTCACAGACTTGATGGCTGCCATGAGGGCCTCCTTCCGTAAATTAACGGCTGGAGAGCGCTTTGATGAGACTACGCTGCATATAGTTTGCACAAGCATCATCGTTGCGGCGATTATGGAGCGAGGCGTCAGCTCACCCAGACTAATGACCGCTCTCTCTGATCATATAATGAATTCATACGGATTAAGTCTGGAAGAAATGCAGCTTACGCCTGTCCTTGCGCATGGCATGCTCAAAGGATTGAATGGAAAAGATACTCTGCAGGTTAAAATGAGCATGCTAAATGACATTTGCCCCGGACATGAGTTTGGTATCGATGGAATTAGATGGTTTGAAACCAGCGTGAATTCAGCAAAGGATCAAATCGATTCGAACCTTAAGGATGCGATTCATACTTTGAGTAAATAGTTTGTTTGCTGGTCCGCCACGCCAATAACGACACCTCTCGTTAAACTTGATAAGCCACTTGCTTTCGCTGGTGGCTTTTTTATTGCCATCAACATGGGCAGTCTCATCATAATTGCTTTATCCCATTCAGCGGATAATCAACCAAATATCCTCAATAAGGGATAGGCATTACAGCAGGCATTCACTTAGTGCCTGTGATAATGTCGAAACACATTAATCAGGTGCGCGAGATGTCGGGTAATACCGATCCGGACGAAGCGTGACGCTGCTATAAGCTGGAGGGTGGTGCAGACGACCAATATCTTCTGGCTCAATGGTTCGAATCCATTCCTGATTACCACGCCCAAGCCACTGGCATCTGCTGGTGGCTTTTTTTATGCGCATCGCACGCGCACATCAAAGAAAGTCTTTCAGTTGTGAGCCTGGGCAAACCGTTAACTTTCGGCGGCTTTGCCGTGCGACAGGCTCACGCCTAAAAGGAAACATTCAATGAGTAACAAAATCATTACGCTCTCTGGTGCTGCTTCTGATGTGCTTTACGCGCTTTTTTATCGTGGTGCTCTTGTGTCTGGTGATCTGCCATCTAAATCCGGTACTGCCGAACTTCGCGAACTGGGCTTTGCAGAAACAAGGCATACAGCTACGGAATACCAGAAAGAAAAACACTTAACCTTCCTGACCCCTGAAGGGCAGAAATTTGCCGTTGAACATCTGGTCAATACGCGATTTGGAAAGCAGCAATATTGCTCTTCGATGATGCTTCGCGTTGAGATTGATACCTCTGCCATAGAACAGGCAATCGACAGGCTGGATGTTCGAAAAGCCATTCAGGAAGAATGTCAGCCTGGCGGTCTAATCTGGAATCTGCGTGGCCGCTGATAGGAGGTTGTATGCAGGTCATTATTGATGGTGTCCCATACGTCCCCGCCAGCGTCATTTCATCGCGGATTGGCATTGCTATCTCAACCCACCAGCGTACTGAAGCTCTGAAGCGAGCGCTTGAACAGCACATGAAGCACCTGCCAGCCGGTGCGCTGGTGGTTGTTATTGATGATGGTTCAAAACCTGCAGCGGCAGTGCTCGACGGCGTGCTTGGAAGCCTTGCAGAAGAAGCTAAATACCATGCTTGACGAGCTGAAGAAATCTACGGAGCAGGAATGACTTGTGAGCGCATCTATAACTCCGTGAAGAATCCAGCCCATCCCCTATCCCCTTATGGGGATAGAAAGCTGGGATTGTTCGAAGGGCTGTTATGGCTTTCATCTCGCGTGGACCACACCCCGCATCAAATGAAAATGACTTTCATTAGCTTTTGATGGGTCCTCCCGGCGGGGTGGCCTACCACGGGGCGGCGCGCTCGCGGGAAACGGCTAGTTTTTCGGATCCAGGGGCATCATCATCATGCAGGTAGGTCTTTGTTTTATCTGAGGACCATTTTTTAAAGATGTCGATTTGTTCAAAAAGTGTTCACCATCATGGACCAGGAAAT